ACCTGTATAGGTAATTAATTCAGACTCAACAAGAATGGTGCCTGCAGCAGTAAAACCTGTAGTCGATGTTAAAACAATATCGGTTCCTGATCCTCCGGTTCCATAGACATCATTTAAGAGAGCTCCATTTAAAGTTGTTTGAATGAGAGGAAGCGTTTGACCACTCCAGGTATTTGTGCCCCAGCCATATCCATACGTTTGAATAATGGGTCCAATCACATAATAAAAATCTATAGTAACCGTTCCTAAAGGTCCTGCGGTTGAGCTCGCATTGCTTCCCATAGTTATTTCCATGGTAGTAGCAGAGGGAACATCGGTTACTTCAAAAAGTATATCATCAAAATCAGATGCACTAAAACCTCCAGGAACAGAAGTGGCACTCGAACATAAAATAATATCTCCTGTCTCAGCGCCATGAGCAATACTAGTAGTCAGAGTAACAGTGGGTGTACCACTCGCGGTCGTGAATGTGGCACCGGTTTGTTGACGAGAGGTATCAAGAGGAGTGATATCATAGAACGCTCCTTCAAAATAAATATAAAGACATTTGTTGGTTCCAATAGCTGCGTACTTATTACCGGCTAGATCGACCCAAGTATGTTGATCACGTCCTGCACCAATTAAGTTATCATTAACCAGTTGTTCCCAACCTCCTACTTTTTCAGGAAAACCATAACGAAAACGAGAATAATCGGCGTTAACCCATTTCCCTTCGGCTCCGGTATCTGAGGATTGTTTATCTAATCCAGGTTTAAGTCTGATTTTATGTAACATAGAAATCCGTTTCTATTACAAATATACTAGATTGTGGTGGAGATCAACTATTTAGAAACGCCTAGCATCGGTCTTTTATCAAAGATATTCGTCTTGGCTAACGGACCGCTAGCATGATTGTAATGCAAAAAGACTTGGGAACAAACCTTTCCTTCAAAAGGTTCACGCCAATGTTCGAGTTCACAACCAGAATAAATCAACATGTCTCCAACTTTTAAATCCACTCGAACTCCTTTAGGGGCTCCTGGTTTAACCACAGTAGTTGTTTCATGTCCAGATACAATATTATCTGCTCCAGTAGGATCTAGAAAAATAGGCCATTCATCTCCTCCTAAATGCAACGTGGTAGAGATTTCACAGCTCGGTCGGTCTTTGTGACGATGTAATATATTTCCTTTTTCATAAAGTCGTGTGTACGAGTACGTGGGAACTAACTCCATGCCTGTTTTTGCTTTCATAATGGGAATCATAAACATTAATAAAGTTTCCATAACCCAGTCTCCATATTTAGAATAGGCTCCAGGAATTTGTGCATCTTTGCGTGTTCCAATAAAAGGATTAAAAGGGTTTACTTTTTGATATTTTACCATAAAATCTACAGCGTCTCGCTGAAGCATCATATAATTAAAGATAAAGTTTGCGAGCTCTTTGGAAAAGACTCCTCGAATCACTTGATATTTTTTTGTTTTAAAACTCATTTTTCTACTTGAATAAAATTAAAAGAAACCGACATGCGCCAGCCCTTTTCTCCTTTTTCTTTGGATTCATTCATTTCTACACCATGCGATAGCCATGCAGGAAACATAATCATTTGTCCTTCAATTGCTGGATAGATTACCACACGCCACAAGGCTCTGGGTATTCCCTTAGTTCTTCGGGGGAGTATAATATTAGGTCCAGGTCTTGGGTCTTCGACAAATAATCTTCCTGAATTCTTAGGGACTTTTACATAGTAAACCCCTGACCATTGAGAGTTAGGATGTATGTGTTGCTTGTTATAAGCTCCAGGATAATTAATATTTGCCCACATATTCCCTAAACCTGGTTTAGGTTGCATACCATAGTCTTTATAGATCTCTTCTTGCATCTCAAAAAGTTCATTGGTCAAAGGCTTATATTCATCTTTAAAATTCATATTGGTGGGACTGTGCCAGCCTCCACCTGCATTCGTTTTTGTTTCACTCTTATCTTTTTTGCTCCACGCTTTAATCAGGGGAAATAAATACTTATTCATTTTTTGAGGATCCTTAACCATTTTAAAATAGACAGGGGTCGGGAAAAGAATTTCTCGGTTCATTTAAATGGAGGTCCTCCGAACCACATGACCAACGATCGTCTAACTCCCTTCTTAATTTTAGATACACGGTGACGAATCATACTGCAGAAGAAAATAGCTTGACCTTGTAGAAGTTGGGGAGGTTTATTACCTTCGGTCATAAATTCTAGATCCCCTCCTTCAAATTCATTATCAGGAGAAAGGAGAATGGTCATGGATATTTTTCTAACGGGAGATTCATAATGACAGTTCACTTCCGCATCCATATGCCAGTCATAAAATCCTCCTTTAGGATATTCGGTGAATTGAGCAGGCTCGGTAATCGTCATGCCTTCATAACCAAAATGGTTTGCATTAACCTGCTGCATTGACCGTTCAATTATTCTATACATATCAGGCAGCGCTGTAAAAGGAATCCAACTAATCGTTGTGATTCTTTTTTTAGCATCATGCTCCCCAGCTTTTTGCTCTTTATGTCCTACCTTAGCCTCTTCAGCTTTTTGCTCATGGCCCTTGTTGATAATATCTTGACACTGTTTAGGGGTAAAGATAGGCGTCACTGTATTAGCCATCAAAGATTTCCATTTAGGTTCATAGATCATTGGACCGTCCTTGAAGCTACGGGGTTATAATCAACATCACAATTACAAACCAGCGTTCTCCGTTTTGCTTTTTTATTGGTGAAAGGATAAACGACATGACACATGTCATAGGGAAAGACATAAAAATCTCCGATCTTTATTTGAGGAGCATAATCGGCCTTTACAAATTGACCTGCGACATTTCCTAAAAATTGAAGTTGACCACCTAGTGGCTGGTCGGGTCGTGCTCTTTCAGGTCCCATATCTTTGGGAAGTTTAAGAATCATCACTGAGGATAAACCCGTAAACAATTTACCGTGATGAACATGGACAGGATTATAATCGCCTGCTTTCATTTCATTAACCCAGATTGAATTAATATCCATCTTATAATCTATAGTTTTGTTCCATTTTAAATAATGGTCAAAAATAGAATAGAACCATTTAAAAATGTCTGTGGAGACATAGCTATGGGCATGCATTTTTGGATTCGTAGGTCCTACATAAAACAAAGAAACTTCGTCAGGAATTTTTCCTGCAAGTTGCTTGCTGGCATTAGGTAAATGTTTCTTTTGGGTTTCGTAAAGCTCATTGAGTCCGACAAAGACTTCAAGGGGCACTTGATATTTTAAAACCGATTGACCTAAAAATATAGGCTCAAATTCCATTTTTTCTTCTTTCATATTCTCTGGCTCGAGGAGGATATCCTTCTGCTTCTGTAGGAATATAATCCTCAGTAGCTGTCCTTAAATCTTTAGGCACTTCGCTAGTAATAATTTTAACAGGGACTTCTTTGATGCCTAATTCGAGAGCAGCAAGATATCGATTGTTACCAATACAACATTTATAACGCTCCTCTTCTTCAATACAAAGTAAAGGATTAACCATTCCTCTTTTCTTCATCGAGTCTCTTACTTTTTTATAGAAAGAACTTTCTCTTTGATTCCAGGGTTGGGTTTCAAGATTTTTGTTTCTTAGAAATACTTTTTCGATTGGCACCATCATACTTCAGTTCTCCTGATTTTCTGACACGTTTTAAAGTTTCTAGTTGACCCAATACATTAAACACTTCAGGTTGTGAAGAGCCAGGGGTTAGGGTTCTTTTTCTTTGCTCTAAAGTATGTGTATACGATTCAGCTTGATGAGTGTTTACATCTCGATCATCAAACTTACCGTCGTTAAATTCTTTTTTAAGTTTAGACCAGGTTGAAATTTCTTTCATTCTAGCTTTAGCCACGAGTTCCATATTTGCGCGACTATAAAGTTTTTCTTCAAGTTCTATCTTAGCCAGTTTTTTTTCAAATTTATCAATATTAGGATCCTCGTTAATTTTATGTTGTAATTTTTCAATCTCGACATCATTCTTTCGGTAATCAAAAGAAAGATGCATCAGGTTTTCAAAATGAGTATTTTGTTCACGAACCGATTGCCAGTACTTTGCTGCATTATTTCCATACTTAGCATCATTTAAAACTGAAAAACGCATTTCAGTTTCGGTTCTAAACATTTGTTTCTTGACCCAGTTATCTTGAAGCTCGGGAACCATCTTTTTAAATTCACCAGCTTGAGACCTGTCTAGTAAAACCATAAGGTGTTTGACTTCCTTATCAGCATGCGGTTGGATGTTTCTTTTTTCTTTATTCATTCTTTCTTCAATATAATTATTTTAAACTAAAGTGCAAGCATTAGCTAGCGGTAAATGTGACTGTTGATGAGCCGTTATATCCTTTTATAGTTCCGCTTGTGGTATTAAACCAGATGTCGCCTGTTACAAGATTAGAAGGATCACTCGCGAGTGATGGTATTGTAACTCCTCTTATTGTTATATAAGTCGCCATTAGCTCGCCGTCACCGTTTTAGTTGATTCGATCGGATCATTCCATACTTCATTAGTTGTAGAAT